ACCTGTTATAAAATCAGGATTTTCTGTATCATTTTCTATTCTTGCATAAATTAATACATTACTTGATCCAAGTTCTCTATAAATGTCATATCCATGTCCTCCATTTGGACTAATAATCACATCAAGATCTGGTTTTGTATCAGAATTAGGAACTCCTCCAGCAGACAAATCCACATTACCGAATGTATATCCAGACCCTTGATTTGATATTACAACACTATCAACTTTCTGATCATTGTTAATCACTACTGTACATTCTGCACCACTACCATCACCTTTGATAGGAACTCTAGAATATGTTATATTAGCAGTTCCAACACCAACACCTCGGTTTTTAATAATCACTGTTTTGATACTACCATCTACAGCATTATTTTTTATAGAGGATGTCGCTGAAGTATTACCCCAGTCTTTGGGAACCGGAATGAAATTGACAGTATCAAATTTTACAATTTCCGCAGGTTTTATAGTATAAAGATATTTCCAAACATAACCATCTCCACTTGATCCAGGAGATCTTGGTTCCAAATCAACAAAAGTTGGTTCGTCAAGAGATGGTTTTCCATCTGGAGTCTCTGGCGTTGTGCCATTCTGCAAACAAATATAAACTCGATTATCACTATTAATTACATAATAACTTGCTGAATATAAAGATGTTCCACTTGAATTTCGAGGAGTATTAGTAATACTATAATCATGACGATAATAATCATACCTTGTTCCAGAACTCCATGTATTTTTATCAACGACTAGTTGAACATCATCTGCGGTTATTTTTTTAAGTGCGATTATAGTATCCCAAGTGTTCCATTCATTAGTAAAATTATCAATAGGACTTGGTGGACTGTCATCCCAATCGCTTTGAATATTTGTTGGATTTGGAAGTCCAACAAAAGCATAATAAGAATTTACTGTAGTGCTGACTCCAGATACAAAACTCTTAGCATTTAATATTCTGATTTGATCAGTTATGATAGCAGACATCTTTTATTTTTTTAGTTATTTATATTGAGTATTTTGATTTCGTTTGACATTTATTTTTTTATTCGTGGACATTCGATGATATGTATTAAACAGCAACAGTGGATAGAGAACCATTGTTAAGAACTAATATTCTATAACGAGTTCCATCTGCAGATGTTAGAATAACACCAACACTTGTATTAACTCCAACGTTTACTTGATTACTGAATGTGCTAACACCAACTACCGTTAGACCATCTGCGTATATGTGATTAAAGGTTGCAATACCACTAACTCTTAATCTTACCAGATCGCCACCTTCAGACGCACGTAACCCGCCTGTAAATGTGGATATCCCAGAAATACCTAGATTTCCACTATTAAGAGTGATTCCCGCTCCCACTCTAAGAGTTGTTAATGTTGCCACACCAGAAACACTTAATTGATTAGCAAATAACGTAGAGGTATTTGTCGTAATACCAATAAAAGTGGAAATACCAGAAATATTAAGTTGTTGTGATGTAAGATTTGTTGTAGTTGTTACGCCTAAAGTAGAAATACCAGAAATATTAAGTTGTTGTGATGTAAGATTTGTTGCAGTGGTTACACCTAAAGTAGAAATACCGGATACATTTAAAAATGTGGCACCAATTCCGCCAACGACATTAAGAGTTGAATTTGGATTTGTTGTACCTATACCAACAAATCCATTTACTCTATAGATATTACTAGTTAAAGGTTGGGCAGGAGTGTTAAAAGTCCATGGACTTCCACTGATATTAATATCAACAGTTTTTGTTGCTTGGTCATAAGAAAAAGTATTTCCAGATCCAATAAAATTTAAAGACGTAATAATCCCTGTGGTTATGACTACTCCACCAGATTGAATACCAATTCCTCTGATTCCATTTACTGCGGTTATAACTCCAGTAAAAAGTCCATCACCAGAAACAGTAATTTTAGAGGTTGGATTAGTTGTGCCGATACCAACATTCGAAAGAGTATTGATACCAACACTTCTTGGTTCCCAGAGTGGAGATCCTAAAACTGTTGTGCTGCCAAATCCAAAATAAGTATAAATTTCACGAAAATTTTCATTAATAATCCCACCGCCAGCACGTAAACTATCACCTGTTCCATCATCAGGTGCTGCTCCAGTGTTTATCCCTATTCTTGCCATTATTGCAATTTAGTTTAGAAGTATTTAGACCACATAGTTATTATATTTTAAAGGATTTCTTCTCTGAATTAAAGCAGATGTACTTATTCCCCCAACACCATTATTTCCATAAAAACTAAATGTATTATTTTCTGTTCTAGAGGTTAATTCAATTCTACCCCAACTAAAGTATCCATAACGGGAAACATGAGTTGTGACTCCAGCGGGGTTATATAACCCAGATAAATTATCAAATGTAGGAGATGTAGAGTCAAAAGTTGGAAGTGATCCATCAAAAGTGAGAGTCGAAATTCCAGCTAATCTATTAGCTTCAAATCTATTGAATCCGTTAGCTCTGGCAAATACTCTTACAATAGTTGTTTCTCCTAGTCCAACAAGACTAGCTTGTGTTACAAATGCACTATCAACTTGATAAACATTGTCAACGAATTTTGTTCCAATACCAATAACATTATTATCTAAATCTCTTGACGTGATTGCTGTACTTGCTAATCCCGCATTAGATCCAAAGATAACAAAATAATCTCCAGTTGAAATTTCACTCTGAGTTAAGATAGGATTGATTACAGAGATATTTTTTAAAGAAGAATCGTATGGAATATGAAAATCAAAAATAAGTTTATCAATACCCGCTTGCGTGGTGGTTCCAATACCAACAACCATTCCAGAATCTCCATGATACGAAGATACTGTATCAAATTCAGTTATTACACTTGGTGGAGCAATTAACACCTCTGGCGGCAGAGTGCTAGCATAACCAACTCCCGGACTTGTAACTATTATTGAGGAAACTGTTCCACCAGCAGAAACGGTTGCTGTTGCAGTTGCTCTAGCAGTTGTTCCCAACCCAACTGGGATTTGAATTGTAATCTCTGGATTAGTACTATAACCAACACCCCCATCAGAAATCACGATGGACGATATTGTTCCAGCAGCAGATACAACTGCCGTTGCAGCAGCTGCTACTTTGTTATCTTGAGAGATAATTTTTATTTGATTTTGGAATGCAAGAGAAATATTATTTTCATTTTCTGCATTAAAAATAGGTTGAATATTATCAACAAAAATTGTAGTTGAACCTATCCCAACAGATTTAAGAACATACGAAGATGGGAAAATTAAAGGTTCATATTGTTCTCTATCTTTATATACACTTATATCATTAATAATTTTATCTTCAGTTTGCTTGCACCACTGAACCGGTTTATAAACTACATCTTCTTCTAAACCTGGATTGTAATAAGCATTAGTTTCTACCGAACTTGAAGAAGTGACTTCGGTAACAACTCTTGGATTTTGTTGCTGAAAACTCTTTTGCCCTAAAAGAGGGTGTTGATTAATTTGTAGTTCATCACCTTGTTTGACAGTATCAATTACTTCTCTATCTAAAACATCTGTTCCACTTGTTCCTTTATAGAATAAAAATTTAAGAGTGTCTTCAAACTTTGGTGCCTCTTCAAAAGTAATTGAACTTCCGCCTCGTCGAGAACCCTTTTTAAAGAAATAAGATGCACCTGGAACTTGTAAAACATCATTAATAAAAACGAGTAATGTATCTTCAAGATTAATTAAGGAACCAAATTTTGTTTGAAGCGATATGCGATTTCCAGCACGTCTAATCGGGAAAGTTTTTCTTTGTCCATTGAACAAATCAGAAAAATCATCTAGAACTTCGATTTCACCTAAAGTCCATGAAGAGAAGGAATCTGTATTGATATCAACAACTTCTAATCTAAATTCATTAGTATTATTACTTGAGGTTGTGCCAAAACCAACTGCTGTTGGAATTCCTGTAGATCCACCTGTTGGTACAGTTAAAATATGTCCTAACCCATACCCATATCCAGTATTAGTTATTTCAAAATCAATTACACTTGATCCTTGTCCAACAACAATTGAAACTTTTGCTTCGTTTCCTCCAGAGGAAGCTGGAGATGCTGAACTATATTCAAGTGATATATCTGAATAAGGTAAAGGGGCATCAATAATAACTTTTGGTGGATTTGTTCTTGTATATCCAATACCAGGATTTGTAATTGCTATACTTACAATGTTACCACCACTGATTGCTGCAGTTCCGATAAAAGTAATACTTGGTGTTCCAACAGAAGATACTGCAACACCAACATTAACTGTTGTTTGAATTCCAGACCTGTATCCAGATCCGCTATTACCAATACTAATTGATGAAATTGTTCCAGCAATAGAAACCACTGCTGTTCCACCAGCAGATACTAATGGTTGATATCCAAATCCATTGTTTCCAGAAACAGATATAATTACACCACCAATTGGTAGATTCAAATCATTTGGATTGTACGCGCTTGTAGATGCAGTTCCAGTAAAAGTTATTGAAGTTATACCAGAATTTTGACTTAAATTATAATCCTTAGTGACCCCTGGAGATTGAAATATGCTATTTATTAGCAAAATAGGATTAAAAGTTGATACTCCAACAACGTCTGAATTATTTTGAGTTAAAGTATATGTATCTCTAGACCCAGAAAAGTTTTGCGAAATATCATCAAAAATATAATTTAAAGAATACGTTTCTGATGATGAACCTACAACACCAGAGCGCATAAATGTTCTTCCACTGAATGATGAGGATGATGTGATTCCAGAAAAATCTCTTTGATCCGTAGGACCAACACTAGTTCCTATGGGACTTCTCCCAAAGGGAGCCTCTAAGAAATTTAAAGTATTACTGACAATATTATAATCACCTCTTAGTTTAGTTATAGTTGCACCTGAAGAGTGTCCTACGAGACTTGTTCCGCCAAGAGAACGAGTTAATTTAATACCATTAGTTGCTCCTATACCAACACCCTGAATTTTCATAATCTCGTTGCCTATTCTTATGGAATCGCCACCAAAGAAAGAAGTTATTCCAGAAAAAATAGCAACATTTTGGGAAGATGTAAAATTATCTGCAAGTGTTGTCCTTACTGTGGTTTCAATAATTGGAGACTGTATTTGATTATCAACCGAAATAAGAACTTTATTATTTTGTTTGGTTGAAGTAAGCACATGAGATGTTCCAATACCAACTGAGGTAAAATCTAAAAATACTGGATTAAACTGTAATGCATTTTCAGCACTTGATGCTAATTTAATTTCTTTTTCATTTAATTTAATTGCATAAACTGTTGATGGTAATTTGTCAGTTGTTCCTATTCCTGTAATACTAGTTGTGGCAATACCAATACTATTAGTGGACACACCCGTTGTCGAATACGTAAGTTCTTCCCCAGTGACAAAGAAATGATTGGAGAATGAAAGTTTATTGTTAGTTAAATCAACAACTTCTGAATTGGATCCATCAAAAACTTTAACAAAAATAGGATTTCCATCATGTGTCATGAAGAAATCTTTTTTAATTTCAAGATCAGTTCCAACATAAATGGCAAGTCCATCATCAATCATGGCGTTATTAAACTCAATATTTGCAACCGCAGATGATGTGGTTTCAGTTTCTCTTAATGCATGAGTAAATGTTTTAACATGAGCATTAATACTTGGATTTGGAGTGAATACTAATTCGGTTATACCATCAGACCTAATGCCCCCAATCGTGCCTAGACCAGCAAAAGTTTCTAAGTTTGCATACTCAGTAAATATAACATCATTATCATCGTCTATGAATATAACTTCTGATAATTGATGCCTATTATTTGTTAAGTCTGATACTTGAACTAAACAATATGCAGCATCAAATGCATCTGCAAAACTGGCAATTCCAACTGCGGATGGAGAGGCAGATGACGAAATTGAAGTTGATTTTGCAATTAAACTTGCTTTGGACAAGGTAATTGTTCCTACACCAGTGTATGACTCTGTAGCAATACCAATTGCAATTGTGTTTATAAAAGTGGTTGTTATGCCAGGGTCAGAATTAAAACTCAAAACAATATCAGATCCAGAGAAATATGCACTATAGGTTCCAACACCAACACCAGATAGGGCATCTTGCGAGTGAACACTTAATTGTCCATATTCTAAAATTTCAATATCAGATCCATTATGAATTAAATTAAGTTCATCATACTCAACTCTATTATCACTGGTTTCTGCTAAAACCATAACTTTTACTGATCTAAAATTAGACCCTGTTGTCCCAATACCAGTAAAAGTATTTAAAGTAACTGTGTTTCCACCACCGACAACTACACTAG